TGGTGATGATCATATACTTACAGTTCCTGATGAATATCTCGATATTTTTAATCAGATAACTTTACCTGGTTTGTTCTCTACTATTGGGTTATCATATACTATGGAGGATAAAGATGCAGTAGCAGAACAGAAATCGCGTAATATCCGAGAAATTTCATATTTGAAACGCAGCTTCGAGTTTGATAGTGATCGTAATATGTGGTTAGGACCTTTATCGTTGGAAACAATTTTAGAATCACCGATGTGGATCCATTCCTGTCCTGATGCTCGCGCGCAAACCATAGAACAATTAGATTGGGCTCTACGGGAATTGTCATTACATTCAAGAGAGAATTGGAATAAATGGGCACCCGTGTTTAAACGACTTGGCAAGGAATTAGGACATAGCACGCAATTTACTAATTGGACGGAAACGAGAGAAGTTGTTTTGGAGTAATCCGTTAGATGTGATCTTTGCTCTCTGAGGTTAAAATGTCAGTTGTTAATCAGAGAGTATTATGCTATCTAGCGAAGGGTGTTGAATATTTATTCTTACCACTCAGGATGCACCGGAGCAGCCCTCCAATATCCAGAGAACCTGACTAGGAAAGTGACATTCGGTTGTGTCCTTCCCGAAACCATCAATGACCGGCTTCAATACAAAATAAACAAACCACAAGACCTGAGCATGAAAATGCAGAGGCTGCGCCTCAACTAACTCAAACAGTTGAGGAACAAGTAGAAATAGTAGTTTTTGATAATAATGAAGCGCAATTGTCGGAGGAATTGCCACAAGCAGTTTCAATACCCATGATGCCGAGTATGAGTCATACAGACAATATAAATCATTCAGTTGTTACTTTTTTAAGGCGACCGCAGCTCATATCCTCCTTCAAGTGGCCGAGCTCTGCAGAGAGATCGCAGAACATATTGACTCCGCTAGTAGAAGACAAAACCCGTGGGCTACTCGTCCCCGAAGGATTATTCAAAGACATGGCTGTGAAGAAGTTAGACGGGTTCACGTCGTTTAAAGCGACGTGTGTAGTTCGTCTTCAGTTAAATTCACAACCATTTCAGTGTGGGAGGTTATTAATAGCGGCTGCTCCTGTCCCAGAACTATTAGGCCACAGAAATGACTTTACCTTTTGTCACGTTGGACAAGCCCAGAATGTGCATAATGTACAAATGGATATAGCTAAGCAAACTGAGGTTGAAATCAGAATCCCGTTCATTTCACCATATAGTGCTTACGATTTGATTGAAGGTAAATTCAATTGGGCAGAGTGTAGATGTTTAGTATATTCCAAATTAAATGCGAAAGCAACATCGTGTCTTCAGTGTTTGTGTTGGGCCCATTTTGAAGATATTCAAATGGGAGCTCCCACATCCGGAGGAGTAAAGAACCCCAAACAGCAATCCGGCGCGATAAAACAGGAGAGGAAGAAAGAATCTTCGGGAAATTTTACAGGCACTTTGAGTAAATTGGGAAATGCCCTTGGTAACGGAATAAATGCGGCTAGTAAAACACTAGCGGCATTTGGTTGGTCAAAACCTGTTTTAAGTAAACCATCATGTGTAGTGCTTAATAGACCTCAGGAAGGTTTTAATTATATGGATGGAATTGACCAGAGCTTAGTGTTGGGCATGACAGCAGGAAATGCAGTAGATCCGATTCCCAATTTAGTAGGAGTAGGAGTAGATGAAACCTCTTTTGACGTTTTAAAGAGAATTCCACAATTTATAGGCACGTTTTCGTATTCGGATAAAATTATGACATGTGATCAAGATCCAAAACCAGTTAGATTGTGGGATTGTGCTGTGTCCCCTTGTACCTATTTGCCCGCTTGTTTATACATTCAACCTAAAGAAGACATACCTAATAATGTAGTCTCTCCCTATACTTTTCATTGGAAACAACCGACCACACTTAATTACATCACCTCACCTTTCCTTTATTGGACGGGTTCGCTGGTTTATACTTTTAAATTTGTTAAAACTGATTACCATTCCGGTC